CACTTCCTGAACGCAAACAGGTCCGGGTTAACCGGCTCTGGCGGGGTCCAGCCTTCGCGGGCTAGGCGGGCGGCTTCGATGGCAATTCTTTCGCCGTTCGTATGGGGACCGCCATAAAGCCGCAGTGCTTCAGCGCCTCGCGCCTTGTCCAGTTCTTCATTGGTCATCGTGCAGTAAATCTTCCAAGGCATTACGAATACGAACCGCGTTAGCCGCCGCGAGCATATACTTATCTTGTGCCCGGTCGGCCAGTTTTTGTGCTTCCGCATGTCGGATGCGAAGCTGGTTAATCTTGTCGATACGTTCTTGTTCGGTCATTTGTCTGTCCAGTTTACTTGAGTTTGCACCACAACGGATTGCGTCTCTGTGGTGATCAGGAACCGCTTTCCAGGGTAGCCCATCGCGTGACGTTCGGCCCTTTCGCGGGCGTCGTTAAGGCAGTCGTGGACGCTTTCGATTTCCGCTTCTGTAACACTGTAACAGATAACAAAGTATTTAGGCCCGGTCATAAGTCAGCCCCCCACAATCGCGGCAAACGTGACGGCCAGCAAGGCAAAGGCCAGGAACGCGCCAATAGTAAACAGGCACTCGAAAGCAAGTTTCAGATAGGTCACTTCGTTTTCTCCTTCATAAGTCTATGATAGCGGCCAATGACCGCGTTAGTTGTTCGGTTTAACTGCTTGCCAATTCTGGCATACGTCATAGGTCTGTCTGCACAATCCCGCCACTTTATTAAGGCGTAATCTTCTTCATCCGTCCACAATGCCGCGCCGTGGCGGGCCTCCATAAGCCGCGCCTTTTGCACCGGGTCGGCATACAGGGCTTTCAAGGAAGCTGTGGCGCGGGCTAGTCGGTCGGTCATGCGAACTTCCTAAACTTGCGAGGGTCAAGCCGCTTTGTCTGGACATAGGCAAGCGCATGATGATGCGAGCAATACGAACGGCCATCGGTCGGCATGGCGCAACTGATCAGCCCTTCGCCGTCGCCGCCCACGGGCCACGCACAGGCCGCACGGCCGCGTTGGGACCATAGCACCGGCTGTGACTCAGGCAGGGGCGAGAATGCCTCTAGCATGGCCTCACGCCAGGGTTTGCGTTCCGCCTTGGCCGTGGGTGGCGGGCCTATGTTTTCCGCCATAGTCCGCATAACCGGCTTGTCCTTGGGGAAGCGCGGGGCCTTGGCGGGCTTGGGCTTGGGCTCCTGGCGCGGGGGATGCGCCCTAGCCGGCAAGCCTTGGCCGTGAGCCCGTAAGCGATACAGGCGACCGATGACCGCGTTACGGGTGACGCCTACCGCCTTGCCCGTCTCAGCGGCGCTGTAGCCTTCGGACTGTAGGCGCAGGATCGTGGCGTCTTGGGCTTCGGACCAGGGCATCAGGAATCAAGCCAATCACAAAAAGCTTGGATGTCTTCCTCGCGAGCCCATGCACCGCGCCGCCAAATGTCGCCTTTTTCATCCACTTCAGCGGACAGGTCGTTAAAATATTCGCGGGCGTAATTGTTAAGCTTTTCGGGGTCACTTGGACCGATTATGTCTGCCAAATCTTGCAGACGGGCGCGTGGGTTAAATTTTGTCATCGCGTTTTCTCCTCTGAAGCGATGATTGACGGTAGACGTGGGCGAATTACAAATCAACCCCTTTTTGCACTTATCGCAATCTTTTTCGGCCACACCAACGGCCCACAAATGCCGAACGCGCCGCGCTTGTCGCCGTTGTCCGAGAACGCCGCAAAGCCACCATGACGCATGACAGCTTGCGCGTGACGCTCGCATTGCTTGGCAAAATCGTGCGGATTGATCGACACGCTGTTAGACCGCTCGCCCGTCTTGGTAAGCTGGCTGTGACGGCCCTTCACGCTGTTAAACGAACGCGCCAGGGCCTCCGCTATCTCGGTCCAGTAAAGCCCCTGTGAGCGCATAGCGATCAATCGGGCGTCGTCGTCGGGCGTGTATGTGGACGGCGATTGGCGCGGCATTTAGCGACGCTCCGCAAGGCGACATTGCCTGACAAAGCAATCCAGGACGCTATCGGGCAACATTGACGCGGCGGTCATCACGGCGGGCTCTAGTGGCGCGGGAATGTCGCCAAACGTAACGGCTTCTTCGATGGCGTGGGATAGGATTTGGCGGGGTGTCATGATTGGTGCAATCTCCTATGTTGCAGCCTTAAGGCGGGCCACGCTATGCGCTCCCGCCTTGGGCCGGTTATCGGCGTTGTGATTGAGGGTTAGGGGTTTGCTTGGGCCTCAAGTTCAGCTTGCTGGGAAATGATGCGGAGCGCGTTGTGTTCGTCGCCAAACCAGGGGCGGCGTCCGCCAACAATGAAAGCCGCGTTTCGCCACTGTTGAGGATTGTTCAGCGGGTGGCCGGTTCGGCAAGCGTGGAGCACGTTAAGGCTTTCCGCGCTTAGGTTGCCGGAACTGCAAAGAATGTTGATGGCCATTTCAGGTGACATTGCATCTCTCTCCATCCTGGCCGTGATTGGCCTATGTCCAGACCATGCCCTAGGCGATTCGTAATTGCAATAGGGATAATTGCAAAAAAATGGAATTATATGGATTGACGGGGGCGTGAGGGGTGATAGGGTTGTGGCGTCGATAGAGGAGAAAACGATATGCACAACGAACTTCCCACCAATCACAACGAGATGACGCCGGAGGAAAGGCTGATTTCCCTGCTACATGTTTTCGGATGGACCGGAGGTACGGTTCATCAGATAGCCAGGGAAACGGGATGCAGCGCGGCGGACCTGTTGCATGGCACTCCGCCGGGTGGCTACAACTCTGCGGCTCGCGGCTGGTTCGCCGTTCGGACTTGCTCGCCGGAATTTAACCGGCGCGTCAATTTTCCCGAGGCACAAGGTGATCTTAGCTTTTGGCTGGGCGCGGCTTTCGGGCAATGGCAGCACGAAAACGGGGTTCCGTCATTTGCTAATGATGGCTAACCCTGGACACAATCGAGACGGATCAGCCCGGTCACAAGCCGGGCTTTTTCGTGTGCAAGGCTACGTCAGAAACGGGCGTAGGATTGAGGGTTAAGCATAAAGATATCTTTATGTGATTTCGAGATGGTGAGTGGCTAGGCGAGAGATGATGCGTTCGCCCGCCCCTGCAAAAATCCCTCATACGGACGTTTTTCCCGACCATGCCGGACAAGGCCGGACAAAACGTTTTGTCCGCCTAATTCGTCGTTTTGTCCGGTTGGACAAAAAAAACCTTAATGATTTCAGTGAGCAATTCGTTGTTTTGTCCAGACGGACAAAATTGGGACAACTGGACAGGGGTATATATACCCTGTCCTGTCCGCCTTGTCCGGGGCCTGTCCTGGCGTCTGAATTGAGGGTGGATAGGCTGGCTATGCGCCCCGCATTTGTGGTGCCGCGTTCAAGCTGTCACACGGCCACGCTACCCGGCTAGAAGTATGCCATGCCCTAGCCTTGTGTGAGCCACACACGGGCACGTGACGCGCTGGCTAGCATCATGTGACGCGCTCGCCTTGCGCTCACAGCTAGGCCACGCGCCTTGCGTCCAGGCTCACAGCGATGCGCCCGCTCATGTGCCATTGTGCCATTGTGAAACATGCCCCCCCCCCCTATCGATCCCGGTGGGGGGGTAGGGCTGTAGGTGTCAGCCCCTCCCCACGAATTTTTTCCCAATTCGCAATGTTGCGTATAATGCAACACCGCCCTGTGATTTATGCAGGGCGCGCAAGCGTCGCCCACCACCACCCCATCCCCCTAGTAAACTAGGGGGGGGGTGGTTGGACTGGAATGGGCCTGTTTTCACATCCACCACCACCTCATCTCACATCGGCGGCACATCATCCGCCATGCTCCGCGCACCTCTGCGCACATCTGCCGCAGAGCAGCGCACATCAGCGGCAGATCATCCATACATCGGCGGCACATCGGCGGCAGATGTGCCAAAAATGCGCTGGCCCATTTAGGCAAATTTGCGCTTGACGATTTATGCGCCAATAAGCAGAGTCGTTGCGTCACAAAGGAGATGACCAATATGTCTAAGTTTGAAATTTACAAAAATAATCAGCTTGTCGGATCGTGGCCCAGCCTGGAAAAAGGCTTGGCGGCAATGGAAAAGCAAGAAAATGATCGCGGAGAATGGGGCGAGCCCGCCGACATTAACGATAACAAAAATAGCGATACGATATTTTTTGTGTTATCGTAAATATCTCCCGCAATAACCCACTCCAATGAACTACTCGACGGGCGAGGGCCGGGAACAATCCTGGCCCTTGCTTTTTGTAGGCCAATCATCTTATCTATCCCTCATGACCAAGTTCAAGGCAGAACACGGCAAAGGCGGGCGTCCCCCCAAAGCGGAACTCCAGGCAGTCCGCACGAACCTTGCTGACTTCATCGGCAAGAACTCGAACAAGCTTGAATTGTGGCTTGATGAGATTTACGAGCGTGATGGTCCGAAGGTTGCGTTTGGCTGTTTCACGGACCTTCTGGAATACTATGTTCCCAAGCTGGCCCGCCAGGAGCATACGGGCGCTGATGAAGGGCCGGTGGAGTTGTCTATCAAGTGGTCAACCGACGCGAAATAGTTTTGGACTACGCCCCACGTAAGGCGTTCCTTCCGTTTCATAGGCGCACACAACGCTGGTCCTGCCTTGTAGCGCATCGCCGGGCGGGCAAGACGGTCGCGGCGGTCAACGAGATTATCAAACACGCGGCGTTGAATACGACCGGCACGGGCCTGTATGGCTATGTGGCTCCGTATCGCAGTCAGGCCAAGTCGATTTCGTGGGACTACATGAAGCGGTATGCGAGGCCGCTGCTGAAATCGGTCAATGAGGCTGAACTTCAGGTGGACCTGATCAATGGCAGTCGGATTCGGCTGTTCGGGGCGGATAACGCTGACGCTATGCGCGGCTTGGGCTTTGATGGCGTCTATATGGATGAGTATGGTGACTTCAGGCCGAGCGTCTGGGGTAACGTCATTCGGCCTGCATTGTCGGATAAGCAGGGCTGGGCGGTGTTTGGGGGCACACCCAAGGGCAAGAACCAGTTTTGGGAGGTGCTACAGACGGCCAGGATGAACCCTAAACAGTGGCATCATCTGATCCTGAAGGCTTCGGAGAGCAAGATTCTGCCTGAGGAGGAGTTGGAGGACAATCGCAGGCAGTTGTCCAAGGACCAGTATGAGCAGGAATACGAGTGCAGCTTCGAGGCGGCGATCCTGGGCGCGTTTTATGGCCTTGAAATGCGGCTTGCGAATGATGAGAAGCGCATTGGCAAGGTGGACTATGATCCGAGCCTGCCGACATACACGGCTTGGGACCTGGGATACCGCGATGATACGGCAATCTGGTGGTATCAGGTGCTACGCAACGAAATCCATGTGTTTGACTACCATGCGGTGAGCGGCAAGGGCATCAAGGAACTGGCCAAGATCGTTACGGACAAGAAATATCACTATGAGAAGCACTTTTTGCCGCATGACGCCAAGGCCAAGACCCTTGCGGCGGAAGGCAAGAGCATCATTGAGCAGCTTGGGGAGTATCTTGGGCTGCAAAACATGGCGATTGTGCCTGATTTGAGCCTTCAGGACGGTATCCAGGCGGTTCGTAAGACCTTGCCGATTTGCTGGTTTGACGAAAAGAGGTGCTATGAGGGCATTGAGGCTCTGAGGCAGTATGAGCGTGAATATGATGAGGATAAGAAGGCTTTTAGGCCCACGCCCAAGCACAACTGGTGCTTTACGGGTGACACTGAAGTCTTGACACGTTACGGAACGCAACAGATTATGGGCCTACCTGATAGCGGTGAGGTTCTGACATCATGTGGCTGGAAGCAATACACCAATCCAAGGATCACGCGGACCAATGCCCCTCTTGTGGAGGTCACGTTCGCAGGCGGGTATTCGGTGAAATGCACGCCGGATCATTTATTCAAGACGGTCAACGGGTGGAAATCCGCCGAATCCCTGACCCGGGGTATGCTGATCCAATCTTCCTTGATCCCCTCACCCAATATTTCGATGGCGGGCTTTACCGGATTTGGGAGAGCGACAAATACTTCAAGCGTGGCGGCAAATATCTCCACCGCGATGTTTGGCGGATTGCGTTTGGCCCAATTCCCGATGGCTGCCATATCCACCACCGCGATTCAAACCGGGCCAACAACCGACTGGAAAACTTGGAGTGCCTTCCGGCGGAAATCCACCTCCGCGAAACGCTGGCAGCCCAGCCAAAACGCACTTTCAGCGAAAAAGCGCGTTCAGCAGCCGCTGAATGGCACCGCTCGGAAGCTGGACGCCTCTGGCACAGGCGACACGCCGCACGGCAAGAGAATTGGACAAAATGGAAGCGTGAACCCAAGAATTGCCCTGAGTGCAATTCTGAATTCATGGCGCTCGTTCGGAAATCTGGCCATGAGCAGATTTATTGCTCATCTGCCTGCAAAGTTAAGGCTTACAGAGAGCGCGGCGCTGATTCAGCCGCCACGGCTCGTTATCGAGGGCGTAAAAAGGCTGAACGAGACAGCTGATGTCTGGTGCATGAGTGTTCCGGGCGTCGAGGAGTTCTCGCTTGCTAACGGCGCTTTGGTTCACAATTGCTCTCATCCGGCAGATGCGATGAGAATGCTGGCAATTTCGTGGAATAAACACCAGTTTTCAGAGAAAAAGACGCACAATCCACATACTTTGTTGGTTGGCGAAGAAAACTCGGCTACATTGAATGACATGTGGGCCTCCAGGCCGCGCCAGAGAAGGCAACGGATATGAGCGGCGTCAATTACCCCTATCGCTATCAATACGAGCATGTAGCTGTCAGCCAATCGCTGCAAGTTCTTGGCGGAACGGGCGCTGCGGGTGATTACGTTCATCGGCTTGTCTGCACGGTCAGCACGGCGTCTACCGCGCTGGTTCAGATCAAGGACGGAACGGGAACCACGCATACTTTGCTGCCGAACAGCCCTGGTGGTGGCATCGGCGTCTACAACATTGAGTTGAACGCTGTGTCTCGAAATGGGGCGTGGCAAGTGACGACCGGCGCGGGCGTTGAAGTGCTTGCCATTGGCGTGTTTTCCGCCTGATAGGGGCTAGTCGTGGCTGAACTGACTGCTACCCCCGCGCTGCAAAAATACCTGAACATCATCGGGCAATACAACCGCGAGTTTACCAAGTGGGAATCGCGCTCGACCAAGATCATCCGCCGCTATCGCGATGATATCCGCACGAATGGGGCGTCCAGTTCCGAAGCTGCCCGGTTTAACGTGCTGTGGTCGAACGTGCAGACGCTTGTGCCTGCGGTGTTCTCGCGCCTGCCAAAAGCGGACGTATCGCGGCGCTTTGCGGACCATGATCCGGTTGGCCGGGTGGCGAGCCTGCTGATTGAACGCGCCCTGGACTACGAGATTGAGCATTATCCCGACTTCCGGTCGGCCATGAAGAATGCGGTCGAAGATCGGTTCCTTGGCGGTCGCGGTGTGGCTTGGGTGCGCTATGACCCGCACATTATCGAACTTGGCAGGCCCGAAGACGGATTCCAGATAACGGAAGACGTTGACGACGAGGGTGATAGCCAGCCTCAAGAGGCCATCGAATACGAGTGTGCGCCGACCGACTATGTGCATTGGCGCGACTTCGGGCATAACGTGGCGCGGACCTGGGAAGAAGTCACCCAGGTTTGGCGCTGGGTCTATATGTCCAAGGCAGCGTTGAGGGAGCGGTTTGGGGATGAACTTGCCCGCAAGATTCCGACCAACGATACGCCTGAAGGGCTTACGAAATATGGGCAGTCCAGCAAGAGTGCAGACCAAGCCAAGATTTGCGAGTTGTGGGACAGCGAGACGCAAAAGGTCTATTGGCTAAGTGAGTCTCACCCTGAAATCTTGGATGAGCGGGATGATCCGCTTGACCTTGAGGGCTTCTTCCCGTGCGCCAAGCCGCTGTATGCGACGACGACCACGGATAGCTTGGTCCCGATCCCTGATTTTGTGCTGTATCAGGATCAGGCTAACGAACTGGACATTCTAACGGACCGTATTGATGGCCTGATCAAGGCGCTTCGCGTTCGCGGTATCTATGACGCCTCACAGCCCGCGCTTCAGCGGCTTTTGACTGAGGGCGACAACAATACTTTGATCCCTACGGACAAATGGGCCGCTTTTAGCGAGAAAGGTGGCCTTAAGGGGACAATTGACCTTCTGCCCATCGACGCCATCGCGGCGACCCTGATCCAGTGTTATCAGGCCCAGGCGCAGATCAAGGGCCAGATTTACGAGATCACGGGCATTTCGGACATCATTCGCGGCCAGACGGCGGCAAGTGAGACGGCCACGGCACAGCAGATCAAGGGCCAGTATGCCGGTCTGAGACTTCGCGCCATGCAAGAGTCCGTGGCGCTGTTTGCGACCGAACTAATCCGGCTCAAGGCACAGATCATCTGTTCGCAATTCCAAGAGGAAACCATCCTGCAATACGCGGCGGCACAGCAATTGTCGCCCGAAGACCAGCAGATGATCCCGCAAGCCCTGCAATTGCTAAAGTCTAATCCGCTGCGGAACTTCCGCATTGAGGTTGCGGCGGATAGCCTTGTGCAGCTTGACGAACAGCAGATGAAGCAGGAGCGCATTGAGTTCATCGGTGCGTTTGGCAACTTCTTGCGCGAGGCTGTGACGGCGGGGCAACAGGTGCCTGAATTGACGCCAATGCTCATGAAGGTCATGCAGTTTGCCATTGGCTCGTTCAAGCAGGCCAGGACCATTGAGGGCGTCATTGACGTGGCGCTTCAGAAGCTAGAGCAGAAGCAGGCCGAACAAGCCCAAAACCCGCAACCTGATCCCGAAATGATGAAGGTCCAGGCGGAACAGCAGGGCGCTCAAATGAAGATGCAGGCCGATCAACAGGCGGCACAGATGAAAATGCAGTCGGACGCGCAAAATCAGCAGGCGCGTGTGCAGGCGGATATGCAGATCGAGCAAATGAAGGCTCAAATGTCCACGGAACTTCAGCGTCAAAAGCAGGAGTTTGACGCGCAAATGAAGCTTCGGGAACTGGCTCAACAGGAAGAATTTGATCGCTGGAAGGCTGAACTCGACGCGGCGACTAAGATCATGGTGGCGCGAATTGCGGCTAATCCTGGGTCAGATGTGCCGTTGCTTGAGTCTCAACAGCAGTCGGCAAGCGATATAGCCGAAAGCATGAAGGAAGTCATGTCGGGCATTTCGTCTACCTACAACGACATGATGAATATGCACGGGCAGACGATGGAACGCCTAAATGGCGTCATGGAAAACCTGTCAGCGCCAAAGCGCCTTGTTCGTGGGCCGGATGGTCGCGCCGTTGGCGTCGAAACCGTGCGCCCAAGCATCCAATAGGTGAGGAATGGCTGACAACGTAGGATATACACCCGGCGTAGGCGCGGAAGTTGCTGCTGACGAAATCAGCGGTGTCCTGCATCAACGGGTCAAAATTGGCATTGGTGCGGACGGCACGGCGGTTGACCTGTCGTCAACTAACCCCATGCCAATTACGGCGTCGTCGGCTATTCCGATTTCGACGCCTAGCGCGATTGACGTTACGGTCGGCAACTTCCCGGCCACGCAAACTGTCAACGTCCTGGACCCGTCAACCCAGACTACGTTTGGTCCTGTCACTGCGGCCAGCACGGTCCTGTTTAGCGCCGTGGATACGGCCAACGAGCGCACCATTATCTTGCAACTAAGCGGATTGTGGGAGGGTGGTTTTTACCTTCAGGCGTCTCAAGACGGCACGGATTGGTGGGCTTGCCGAGGCTTCGGTGTGTCCAGCGAGGCAGTGCTTTCGGACACGTTCTACAATCCCGACATCATCACTGTTCCGGTGGTCGCCCGCTATTTCCGCGCCGTCACGACGCCTGACTTTAGCGGGTCGATCTCGGGTTCATATAGCCTTCGAGCTATTGACGTTCCGCCGTTCTGGAACAACTCGCAACTGGTTGCGGTAGACCCGTCCGTCACCATGCCGGTCGGCGGCGTGGACCCCAACGGACATGTGCTGCGTATGGCGCTTGCCCCCTCTGGAGGCGTTTTCCCGGCGGACGGCACGACTGTAACCGGCTCGCGGCAAGGGGCGTCTGTCGGTCCTGTAGTGCTTGTGGATACGGCGGGTTACGGCTCCATCGTCCTGCAACTGGCAGGCACGTTCACCGGCACCATTTCGTTCCAGGCGTCAAATGACCGGACGACATGGACTTCTGTGGCGGGCTGGCCTGTTTCGGGCGCTGCAACACCCGTCACTACGACCACGGCTGTCGGCCAGTGGGTGTTCCCCGCTGCGGGTCGCTACTTCCGCGCCCAAATTACTACGGCAGGCACTGGCGTTCCTCTAGGCATAGTCGTTCTGCGGAACTTCTCGGCGTGGGCTCCGCAATCCACGCCCGCCGTCACCGCAACTAACCTTTCGACCAACATTGCTCAGATTGGCGGCACTTCCCCGGTTACGGCGGGCGTGGCGGGTATGTTTGCCGTTGGCGGCAACATTGCAGAGGACACGGCAGCAACCTCTAACCCGCTTATTTGCGGTGGTGTCGCCCGCACAGCCTTGCCTGCCTCAACCCTGGCTTCAGGAGACGCCATACGCCAAACTTTTAGCGTGTCGGGCCAGTTGATTACCAAGGGAAACGCGCCCGGCGACCTTGATTTTTATGTCAACGCAACGGTTACGACCAATACGCAAACCGCACTTCGGGCGGCTCAAACGTCACCTATTCGGCAAAATGTTACCAAGCTGACATTTCAGAACACCAACGCAACCGCTACAACGCTGACGATACAAGACGGCTCGACAACGCTTGTTACGTTTAGTGTCCCGGCCAGTATGACGCTGCCCGTTCAGTTAGACTTCCCGACCCCTTTGCGCGGCACGGCAGCAACCGCGTTGAACTATACCGCAGGAACAACGGGCGCAAACATCCTGCTGAATGTTACCGGCTTCAACTCCTACTAGGAAACCACCATGCTTCTTCAAAACGTCGTTGGGCAACCCTCTGCGGGGGGAAACAATGCCATTATCAACGGGCGATCCGGCCAACTTGGGGACGTTATCGTTTCCGAACTGCACGGGCGCTACTACGAGACCACCTATCGCGGTAATTCGTTCCTGCTGTCAGTCTCCACGGCTGCGGCGGTCACGGCCTATTCCGGTGGTGCGGCGGGAACGCCTATGCTGGCCTTGTTCAACCCGACTGGCTCTGGCAAGAACGCGGTCATTACCAAGGCCAGTGTCGCCAGTGTGGTCTCCGCTTCGGCTGCGGGCACCGTGACTTTTGGAATCTACTTCGGCACAACCGCCGCGATTACGCAGGCTACGACCGTGACGCCCTGGTCGATGGGAACGCAACTCCAGTCGGGCTCGGTCATGACCGGCTTCCGTAACGTGGCCCTGACTTCCGGTTCCGCCGCGAGCAACGTCATTCCGCTGGCGTCCTATTATTGGGCCACCGCTGCCGGTGCGGCTCTGGTCAACAACGGTGTCGTGGACCTTGAAGGCTCCGTCATCATTCCGCCCGGCTCCTACGCGGCTCTTGGCGGCTCCGCTGCCCTGACCTCCGCAACGTGGATCGGCTCGCTCCAGTGGGAAGAAGTGCCCGTCTAACATGACCGTTCAGCAACTCATTCAGTTGACGCAAAACCGGCTGACAAACCTTCAGCAGTCTCGCCAGTGGGCATGGAACGCCGGTAACGCGGAGTCCGTGAGTTCGCTGGACGTAGAAATTGCCCAGACCGAGGACACGCTCGCCCGGCTTCATACGTTGGTTTAAGCCATGCTGCTAACGCTGCTATCGCCACAGGGCGCACCACCGCCGCCGCCTGTTGTCGATTTTGACACCCACGATGGTGACAGGCAGCGTCGGCGTTTTGCTGTTGACCGCGAAGAACGCCAAAAGCGTCGTAGTGACGTTATTGCTGCGTTTGAGGCCCTGGTCGAAGGCAAGGACCCAATCGTTGAGGAAATCGTGGAGGAATTCACGGTTGCCAAAGCAGCGCCATCTGTCACAAGCCCGCGCATCGACTACGACAAACTGATCCGCAACATTGATGCTGTCCAGCGGCTTTGGAACGCTTATATTGACATGGACGACGAGGAAATTCTGTTGCTGATATGAAATACAAAGCCGTTTGGGACAAAAAAGGACTGCTTGCCGAATATGAACACGGCGAACTGGTCTATCTCCGCAAGGACTACGAACCGCCTAATCAGTCCGAACTTGCGCGTCCAATGGTCATCCGCGACATTGAGCCCTATCAGAACATGATTGATGGCAAGATGATTAGTGGCCGGGCAGAGCATCGGGAATTTCTAAGGCGCAACAACTGCATCGAAATCGGAAACGAAAAGATGGAGACGAAAATAGTTGCGCCAAAGACAAATCGGCGCGAAACAATCACAAGGCAGCTTAGTGATATGTCTGATCGTCAGGCAAACAAGATTATCAAGCAGCTAAAGAAGGGCATTTGAGTTTGCGAATGGACACCCAAGAGCAACCCACCGAAGAAGCCGTTGACCGCCGCGACTTGCTGTTGCAGCAGTTTGAGGAAGCGGAAACCCCGCAAGAAGATTCCGTTCCTGTAGAAACGCAGGAAGAAGCAGAGCCCGAAGAACCTAAGATTTGGGCCAAACCGCCTTCCAGTTGGAAGAAAGACTATTCCGAGCCCTGGGATGCTGTTGATCCCAAAGTGCAGGAATACATCTGGCAGCGCGAAGACGAAATGCGTGCTGGCATTGAGCCGCTGAAGACCAAGGCTCAATTGGCCGAACAGATGCAAAAGGCCGCTGAACCTTATATGCAAACCATCCAGGGCTTAGGCGTGGACCTTCCCACCGCCGTTGGCGCTCTCATGGATGCAGACCACAATCTCAGGTATGGAAGCCCGCAACAAAAGCGGGCATACCTCAACCAATTGGCGCAACAATACGGCGTCAATCTTGGTGACACGGGCGATTTCCAACAAGAAATGCCAGTCGATCCATATATTTCACAGCTTCAACAAGAGTTGTATGGACTCCGAAACGAAGTTGTGGGATGGAAGCAACAGCAGGAAGCGGCTAAGAATGAGACGCTTCAGGCTGAGATTCAGGAATTTTCGTCAAAAGCGGAATTCTTTGAAGATGCAAAGCCTACGATGATTACGCTCCTACAGAGCGGCGTCGCAAGCACACTACAGGACGCCTATGATAAGGCTGTCCGTCTTGACAACGACCTCTTTGAAAGAGTGCAGCAAGGCCAACAAGCCGCCGCTGAAGCCGCCAAGAGGAAAGCCGCCGATCTGGCGGCAAAGTCTGCCAAGGCAGCAGCGGTAAGTGTTCGGACTTCTACACCCAGGGTTCAGACGGCTACCAACGCGCAAGACAGGCGGTCCATGTTGCTCGCTCAATTCAGTGACGCGGCAGACCGTCTTTGATGAAACCCTGATTAGGAGGCAAGCCAATGGCTTATGCTAACTCTGCTGTCAGCGACATCATTGCGACGAACATCCAAAGCCGCAGTGGTGAACTTGCTGATAACGTCACCAACAACAATGCCCTTCTGCGTCGCCTGAAGGAACGCGGAAACGTCAAGACGTTCTCCGGCGGTAACGTGATCTTGCAAGAGATCATGTATAACGACGCTTCGTCCAACAACACGAACAGCTATTCCGGCTACGAAACGCTGAACGTGTCCCAGAACTCGCCCATTTCGGCGGCTCAATTCGGCATCACCCAATACGCTTCGGCTGTGACCATTTCGGGCCTCGAAATGATCCAGAACAGCGGCAAGGAAGCCATCATTGATCTGCTGGATGGCCGTATGTCGGTCGCTGAAGCCCAACTTCAGAACCGCATGAGCGGCGACATCTATCTTGATGGCACCGGCAACAGCGGCAAGAACATCACCGGCCTCGGCGCGGCTGTTCCTGACGTTCCGACCTCGGGCACCTACGGCGGCATTAACCGCGCCACCTGGTCCTTCTGGCAGCCCAAGTCCTACTCGGGCGTGACCAACGGCGGCGCGGCTGTCTCGGCTTCCAACATCCAAGCCTACATGGATGCTCTGGCCGTTCAGCTTATCCGTGGCACCGACAAGCCCGACCTGATCGTGGCGGACAACAACTACTACCGCCTCTATCTCCAGTCGCTCCAGGCTATCCAGCGCATTTCGGACTCCGGTTCGGGCATGGCTGGCGCTGGCTTCGCCTCCCTCAAGTATTACGGCGCGGGCATGGCCTCCGACGTTGTGCTTGACGGTGGTATCGGTGCTTCGGCTACGGCGAACCACATGTGGTTCCTGAACACCAAGTATCTGCACTTCCGCCCGCACGCTGACCGGAACTTTGTTCCCATCGGTGGCGAGCGTCAGTCCGTCAACCAAGACGCCATTGTGAAACTGATTGGCTGGGCAGGCAACATGACCTGCTCGGGCTCTCAGTTCCAAGGCGTCCTCATCGCCTAAGAAAAGGGAACGATCATGGCTTATATTTTTGACGAACCCAAGCTGGGCCTTCAGCAAGTCGATCAGATTGATGCCGGGGTTACTTCTCCCTCTGGCGTCTCCTCCGGCTCGACCGCCGTCATTCCGACTCCGCCTTACGTGCTGGGTCAGATTGTTCGCGGCTTTGACCCCACTTATGGGGAGGGTGAATTCATCCTTCTCAAAGGCGTGGCCAGCACCGCCGTAGGCTCTATCGTCACCTACAACGGCACGACCTACGAAACCGCCCTGACTCCGGTCACGGCCAACCAGGCGCGTCCCGTGGCTATCTCGATGGCCGCTAACACTTCTGCCACCACGTTCTCTTGGTATCAGATTGCTGGCACCGCCGTTGCGGCCAAGACGGTTGGTGTCCGCATCAACCCGACTGTCGCCATTGGCGTTACTTCGGCGGGCAAGGTTGCGGCTTCTTCGTCTGGCAAGGAAATCCTTGGCGCACGTTCGGCCAATGCTGCTACCGTGGCCTCTGCTACGACTACCGTTGCCATCGTGATTAATCGGCCTCATATGCAAGGCCGGATCACCTAAGACGGGTGGGGGAGGGGCAACTCTCCCCCATTTCATATGGAAATTGAAATCCTCTGCAATACGAACGACGACATCCTTTTCGCTAACATTAGCGAGAACTCGCGCAAGCATCGGTCCTGGATCAAGATGCTCGAAGCGCATGACGGACACGCGGTCATTGTTGGCGGTGGTCCATCGCTCCAGGAACATCTACCCACAATCAAGAAGCGCAAGGCTTTAGGGCAAACGATTTTTGCCCTGAACGGCGCGGCTTCGTTCTTGAGCAAGAACGGCATCATCCCTGACTATCAGGTTATCCTTGATGCGCGGCCCGGCAATATCGTGCTGATCGGCAACGCGCAGAAATATCTCATTGCCTCACAGTGCGATCCGGCCATTTTTAACGTGCTGGGAAGCGCGTTTATATGGCATCCGGCCATTGAGGGCATTGAAGATCATTTGCCCGCCCACGACGATGATTATGCCCTTATCGGCGGCGGAACGACCGTGGGGCTGTCGTCCATGTGCCTCGCCTACACGATGGGCTTCAGGAAGCTGCACCTGTTCGGCTATGACTCATCGCACCGTGCAAGCCTGGGACACGCTTACGAACAGCCCATCAATGCGACGGAACCGCTGTGCAAGGTCACGCTTGGCGGCAAGGTGTTTACGTCCAGCCTGACTATGGCTCGGCAGGCCGAACTGTTCCCCGAAGTCTGCAACAACCTGATCGACCTTGGCTGCATCATTACGGTCGATTCGGATGGGCTGATCATGGAAGTGATGAACCAGATGCGTCTGGCCGCGCAGCCCATGACTGAGGAGGAAAAATACCGCAAGATGTGGGAATTTGACTCCTACCGGATCATGTCCCCAGGCGAGAACTTTGCCGCTGAATTTGCCGAAGTTGCCAAGCCGCACTTCCTCGACATCATTGCGGACTTCGGCTGTGGCACCGGGCGCGGTGGCTTGGCGGTCAACAGGCTTACTAACTGCGATGTTATATTTGTGGACTTCGCAGATAACTCTCTTGATATGCGGGGACAGTTTCCGTTTGTCTACGCAGACCTGACTGAGCCTATGTCAATGAAGGTAAGTGCCGACATTGGCTATTGCACAGATGTCATGGAGCATATTGAGCCTGAAAAGGTTGCGGGCACGATCCGAAACATTATGGATTGTGTTGACAAGTGCTTCTTTAAGATTGCCTTGTTTCATGACAATATGGGCTCCTTGATAGGGCATCCCCTGCATCTATCGGTTTTCCCCGTCGAATGGTG